AATTTTTCGTTCTTCATGTTTTCGCTTTTGACATAAGGTGTGACATACCAATCATAGCGATACATAAATGCCATATATCTTAAAATACGATTATATATTCCACTTACTCTATAAAAGAACATTGAAATTTCTCGCATTGTTTTAAGATCGTAATTATTAATTGCATTGAGTACAGTTTGCTTATCCGCTAATCTAGGATTTATTTTTTGCAAATCACCAAATTTTAATACAGCGTCATCTAATTTTTTAACACCTACTTTTAATTTATTATAACCAGTAAGAGATAAATTACTATACTCATTTGGAAGTGGTGAATTCATAGTAGAGCCAGTAAAAATATTAAAGCCTTTAGATCTAATAGCTTCTTGCCTATCTTGCTCTTGCACTTATGCACCTCCTATCAACACTTTCTATATATATTATAACATAAATTTTAGAAGAAGTCAAGTTTTAGTAGCCTGCCGCCTTGAAAATATAATCATAATCTACTAAGTTCTCTTCCCAATAAGGAATAGTCACTAATGTGTATCCATGAGCGGCACAATATGATCTTTTCTTTTGATCATTATATTTCTGACGATACAAACCTTTTTTGCCACCAAACTTAGACTTTGGTTCATAGTGCTGAATTCCTTGAAATTCAATTAAAAAATCTATGTCTCCATCATCGTCAAATACTGCAAAATCAAATCTTAATGGTCTTCCAGAGCTAGACAATAAATCTGGAAAACTATATTCCATTTGAAAAGGCACATTTGCCAATTTTAATATATCTTCTATTTTTATTTCTCCGCGACTAGCCCTCATAAAAATTCTCCTTTACAATGATAGTTCAAAATTACAGCTAGCATTTTAACTACGCTTGACCAAAAAATTATTTTAACTAAAAAACATCATATCTGCTATACTGTGCCCGCGACGACGACCTCTTTTTTCTTCATCTTTCTTAATATAATACAAGCCATAGATAAAAGCAGAGAACTTATCTTTTAAAGTTGATCTATTATTTTGTTTCAAAATAATATTTATTCCTTCATTTTCCTCAACAAGATTTAACATTTGCTCTCTTAATATTGTGGTAAGTATATAAGGTTTTAATTTTTCATTTCTTTCATCCGGCGTCATAGCCTGACCTTTTTTGGTACTCATTAATTTTGTTTTAGCTGCTGCTTCATCTATTAAGAATCTAATCTTACCACTTAACATTTGGGTTTTTGCATAACTATACATTTCTGTATTTATTGGTGCATTAGCCTTTATTAAATACATAGCATCTTCTTCAACACCCGGGCCATGTACTTTTCTATATTGATTTATAACTTCTTCATTAGTACCACCTTCAACACCAAAAGGAATTAAATCCTCTCCTGTTTCTGGATCAACTTGAGTTTTTGTCATAAAATCAACCAAACCAGCACCAACACCATTCGCATCTATAGCAAGAATACGTGCTTTATATTTATAATATAATTGTTTTAATTTAATAGCTTGTTCTTCAAAATCTTCTGCTTCAAAAGTATATATATTAACTAAAGATTTAAGCGCTGCTCCTTGCGGTTGCGGGGTTACTTTAAATACCAATGCCTCTGTCGTACATTTAAATCGACCTACATCGACGCCTATTACATAATAAGCCTTAGTAGACGACCTCCCGCTAAATTCATACTCAGGTAATTGTAATGACCTATGAGCATCAAATTTTGCAGCTGAATAAAACGCATTCTCTACGTCACCTGACCAGATACTTCGATACTCTCGATCAAAAGACTCATCATTATAAGTTCCAGATATTTTCAACTGATCTACGAAATCTTCATTTAAAAGACCTTCTGCAACTGGAGTGTCATAAGTTCCACCTAATATCATAGCTTCATCCGGCTCAATTAAACTCTGAATCAATAACTCTATTAATTTATCATAAGCGAATGAATCTTTCCAACCCGCAGTAGTAATATATATCTGACTCTTATTTACAACTTCTTCTTTATGTCTAGTTCCATCTGGTAATAATCTATCTACGTTTGTAGTAGGGATAATTACTTCATTAAGAATATCTCCATCAATAAGAACACACTCCTCCATAAGTCCACCAGTACGACGCTGTCCTCTGGAAGATTGTCTTGCCGCAAGAATATCTATACTAGAACCATTTTTAAAAACATAATTAACATCATCTTTAGATTTTTTAGAAACACCACGATCCCAGTTTATCTCATTATGTAAAGCTGGAATCAATTTACATATTTCCTCAATCTTTGCTATTGTAATACTTGCCGCCTGCTCTTTACCACCCGTAGTAACAAATAAATGACTATTTGGATAAAGAATACATCTTAACATCAAAGCCATCATAGATAAAAATGACTTTGAATAAGCACGAGGGAATGTTGCATACACAAACCTATGACGCATCACCGCCCGCAAGAATACCCTTTGATAGAAATAGAATTCAAATGTGCTATCTGGACCTTTCATAAAATCAACCAAAAGATCTGGATATTCTCTAAAGAATGAAATCATATTACGAAGTGGTTCAATTTGAGCTGACAGTCTTTCTTCAGATAACTCTGTTTTATGAGTATCTCTACTAACTGATAAATCAAGAAGGCTCTGTAAACTCATCTTCTTCTGCACCACCTTCCACTTCTATTTTAGCATCTTCCGCCTTTCTATCCTCAAGCATTTCCGCATACTCAATATAATCTTCCTCTGTTAATTCTCTTTTATCTAATCCTTTTGATTTAGCTTCTTCTTTATCACGCTTCATCTGTTCAGCAATTTCTTTATTCTTCAAATATTGTTCTATCTCTTGTGCTAATGCTTTATCTTCATAAACCAAACTACGAAGATAAGACTTATTATCTCTAAGAACTGTATCAGCAGCATCTCTATCTTCTGTAATTTGAAATTTATCTATTTGTCCGCCATGTTCTTCACAATAGGCAACCATCTCACCTACTGAACTTAAGAAATCGCTATCTCCATCTTTCTTAATCTGAGCCTCTGTAAAACGACCAGATTTCAGCATGGCATCATAAACACGAGAAAGTTTCTGATAAGTATCCACATCTCCCGCATCTATAGCTTGATTCATTTTTAAAGACGTCTTACAAATCATCTTTACAGTATCTATACGAGCAGCACCTTGAATATCAAATGAGTTCATAAATTCTTCATATTTCTTCTCTAAATCAACCCATTCATCTGCTCTATATAATCTACCCCATTTCATAGCAAGATAAATTTTATCTTCTTCTGTTAGGTCTTCCCCCACATCTGGAATATCAACTTGAACAAAATCACCATTCACAGGGTAAGGCGAATTAGACTCAGGGGCATGGGTCTCCGCAGGTTCATAAGCAGGTTCAGGCTCATTAATAGCTGCATAAGTTTGAAATTGCGCTTCACTAATTTCTCCATTTTCAAGCGCCTTCCGCATCTCTTCAATCTTATCTTCAGAGATACCGACGTCAGAGCCATTACTAGCCGCCTCCCGCTTCTCATCAGCCAAAGCTTTTAATCGATCAGTATCCGCCCAGCCAAAATTCATCCACTGTTTAAGTTTCATTTTAGATAAATACTTACCAAAAACACTCATGCCATTCATCTTATGAGGATCTTTTTGATAAGCTCTATCTCTTAACACATTCCATTCTGACTCAATCCAAGGTACATCAAACTTTTCCAAAAGCCAAAGAAATGTATCTGGTTCCCAGTTATTAATATGCATCGTCATGCAAGCTTTACACAACTCCGCCTTTTCTTTATTTTTATAAGTATAAAAATTTGTATCTGCCATAGTTCTACGGCATTTAGGACAATATCTTTGCTCAGCCAAGACTATTCCTCCTTACTTCTTTTCTTTTTTCTTTTGTTGACTTTCTTTATATTTTTTATTTCTACACTCTTTACAAATACTATAAAAGCCATCTTTGCTTGTACTATTTTTTGAAAAGAATCTATTATTGGCTAACTTAACTTGTCCACAACAATTACATTTTTTCCAATTTCCTTTTTCAACTTCTGTATAATACCAAATAAGCCAATCGTTTTCCGCCTGCTCCGCAATTAACTTAGGTATTTTATTTCTCCATAAAGCTGAAATATACTCAACCGAATGTTTAATTCCATAATCTTCATATAGCTTTTGTTGAATATCAATATTTTTCATTCCATCAATTTTATAAATTAATAAATCATAATACATAGGATATTTTTCTTCTAATGCTCTATCTACATAAATTTCTAAATCTTCCATTAGCCAATGAAAATCATCTGTAAAATTATCATACTTATCTTCTTTAATTCGAGCATAAAAACGCAAGAGCGCAGATATATGTTTTGGATCAAACATATTTATCTTACCCTTGTGATGAACTTCACCTTTTTCATCTACCCAAATTTCATCTGACAAATCAATTCCAAAAGAAGAAGTATTAAAAGAATTAGCTAAACGAATTGATTTTCTATAAGCCTCTCTAATTACATATTGATCTTTTCTTGCATCTATAAGCCACTTTTTAAATATATACGCTTCCCGCCCTGTCTTAGTTTTTGCTCTTTCTTCTAATATATCAATACTGTCTTTCAAATTCTTTAAAAATGGTATTTCTTTTAAATCTTTTTGTGTAATAGGGTCTTTTGGTGCAAAAATAATATTCTTATCATTAGCAATAATATTATGTACCGCAGACTCTCCGCTTTCTAATTTATCAACCAATCCTTCAAATGACAATTCCCGCTTATTAACAGTAACCATACGATTATCAGTTAGAAGCTCTTTCTTTTTCTTTTCTTCTTTATCCATAGCAAATAACATATAATCCGCCATTTTCTCCAAATAATAAGGAGTTAGTTTCTCTTTTGGTGTATTAGCTATTATTTCTTCAACCTTTTCTTTTCTTTCTTGAGGAGTCTTTAAGTCCCAATCCATTTTGATATAACTAGACTCTTCTTCTACTTCTGCTTCTGGAAAAGTGCCTTCAAGTTTTTCCTGTTCACACATTATATATGGCACTCCTTTCTTTAATCTCTATATATATTATACCAAAAATTTTCTTACTTGTCAAGCTTTTGGGAAGCTGAATATTGACAACTTAAAAAATTTATGATATAATATATATAGAAAATAAAGAAAGAAGAAAAATTTTATGAATGTTGTAATAGCAGGTTTTACTGATTATAATAAATTAAATAATACTTTAATGAAACTAATAGAAGAAAAACAATTCTTTCTATTTACTATTTTATGCGGAGGAACTAGTATTGAGTATGACGAGACGGGCTCCCGCATAAAGTCTATAGGAGAAATATGGGCAGAAAAAAATGGACTGCCCATGTTATTTCTTCATTGTGCAGATGCAGAGCGTCTATTAGAGAAGACCGCGCAAACCGCAGATTATATTGTGGCGGATTTAAGTACAGATAATCAATGGGTAAAAAGGTTAGTTATGAAAATGAAATCATTGGGAAAACATGGTACAGTAACAAGAGGAGAAGATTGATGGATTGGATAGCTATATTAACTTTTAGTTTTTTAATTACGTTTCTTATGATTGCAGTTTTCTATTTAGCATATCAACTTGATAAATTAAAAGCTATTGAAGACTTGCGGGAGGATCGTTTATATGATAGACTTCGCAAGCGAGATATGCAGTTTGCGGCTTTTGAGGAAGCGGTTTGGGCTTACTTTAAAGAGTTTGAGAAACGAAAGAAATATAGAAAGTTAGATAAGAAATATTGGGGCGGGAGGCACGATATATGAGTAGCGGGATTGAGATATATACTAAGATAAATGAATATATAAGTGAGATTACGAGGTGCATGAGTCCCGCAGAGCAAGCAGAGAATGATAATCAGTGTCTTTTGTTAGGTGCGGAAACCTGTCTAGCAATCGCTGAACAAGTTCTGAAGGAGAGAGGCGAGCTTGTGGGAATGGAGTATTTTACAGCTGCAAAAGGAGTATAAAATGGATATAGCAACTAGATGGATTGGAGCTCTTGTTTTAGCTTTGATAATGATTGGAATACCAGTTCTTACAGTAGTATCATTTGCTTGCGGATGGCATCCTTTTATACAATGGATTGGAATTATTATAACGGTATTAGAAACATTTGGATTGTGGAATGCTATTATTGAAAAAAGCGAATTATAGTTGAGTCGTGATTGGGGTTTGAAAATAATTTGTCGTGATTCGAATTTGAAAAATGATTTGGAGAGTTTTATGCCCAGCACAAGCTAAAAAACAAAAACTCAAAATTTTTTTCCCGAAATACACCCCCCCCGACCTAGTTTAGAAACGTTGTGTAGATTATACATCAAAGAGATGCGAGACAAACGCTGTGTACCGATGGGTTTTTAACAAAAGACAAAACAAACAAAGAGCGTCACACAAATAACAAATAAACAACAATAGCAACACAATAAAGACAATAAAAGCTTTATTAATTAAAATAAATAAATAAATGAATAAAGAAACAAATAATATTTTAATTATTATTTTTAAAAACAAAAGAGAGGATATTTATAGAAATAGTTTTAGGAAGATTACTAACTAAAGAGTTGAGAATAGATGTCATTTTCCTCCTAATTAAGCAAGTAGGCTATTATTAGTCTACTTGCTTTTTTATGCAATGCTCACTCGGTGCGCGAATGGCCGATGCGCACCGAATTTGACAGTAGAACAGATGTTCGATAATTTTCAGATTAGATGCAAACGAACAGATGTTTTATAAATTTACCCAAAATGGGGAGAAAGATAAAAAATGACTGTTGTGCAATAAAAAGCAAAAAAATAATTAAAAAATATAAAAAAAGACTTGACAAACCGCAGACCATGTGGTATAATAGAAATGGAACGCAGAAGAAAAATAGGATAAAAAATATCAAGAAAAAAGATAAAAGTGATTAAAAAACATCATTTACAAAATAGTATTTATTTGTTATAATGTATTCAGAAGATAAGGAAAGGGCAAGGCAACTTGCAAAGGTAAAAACTATGATAAACATTAGAACACTTAAAAAAATCACAAACAATGGTGGTTTAACTCTCAAAAATGGTAAACCTATCACTTACAAAAGTGGCTGGCAAGTAGCCACTGAAGGTGTAGAAACTACAGACATCACAAAGGTTCGTGAGTATGTAAAGGCTTACAACGGCAACTGTGGCTTGTGGTTTTCAGATGGTGTATGGTATATAGACAAAAGTCACAGAGTGAATACAAAAAAAGAAGCTATTAAAATCGGTCGTGAATGTAATCAGATTTCAGTTCTTAAATGGTCGAACATGAGTCTTGCGTATTGCTGATAATAAAAAAGGCGGAAACGCCTTTTTTCTTTACTGTCAAGTTAGTCGTAACTAACCGAAGTAAGCCATGTCAAACCCTCGTCGCGCACCGAACAGATGTTCGAACAAAAGAAGAACAGCAAAACAACTGTTCGACAGAGTAAACAAATCCTAAAATAGAAAGTGATTAAAAAAGATCAAGTATTTTAATAAAAGTGGTTAAAAAATATCATTTACAAATAAATAGTAAAGTGTTATAATGTATTTAGAAGTTAAGGAAAGGAGCGGAAACGCTATGAGTAAAAAAGAGGTAAAGGCAATCGCAAAAGGTTTGACAGATGACAAAAAAGAAGCAAAAGAATTTGAAAAACTTATAAAAAAACTCTTGACAGAATAACCTAAACGTGTTATAATGTAATCAGAACAAAAGGAAAGGACAACCGAAAAGGTTGTAAAGGTAAAGAAAAATGACAAATCCAAACGCAATCAGAGTTATAAAAGAAGCACTTGATGAAATGGTCAATGCAGGTTTCACAGAGGTAAAGGCAATCCGCTTTGCGGAGGATGCGGTTGTCTGTGATGTAGAGGTTGGCGGCGTGGTTCAGATTTACAGATACGAATTAATCGGCACAGAGGGGTTGCACAGAATAAAGTAAAATGCGGGAGAGCGGAAACGCCCTCAAAAAATAAAAAAAGTTGAAAAAAAGTATTGACAAACTAAAAAAGATGTGCTATAATAATTATAGAAGGTAAGGAAAGAAACAAAAGAAAGGTTAAAAAGGTGGTTACTATGAATAAGACACTCGTTTTCGATATGGATGGCACAATCGCAGACCTTTACGGAGTTGATGGATGGCTTGAAAAGTTGAGAAATGAAGACGCTACACCTTACACAGACGCTACACCGATTTTTAACATGAACTTGCTGAACACAATCCTTGACATCTTCAGAGCGGAAGGCTGGAAAATCGTTGTTACTACTTGGTTGTCTATGAACTCAACAAAAGAGTATGACAACGAAGTAAGAAAAGCCAAAATTGAGTGGCTGAAAAAAGTTGATTTCATCTATGATGAAATTCACCTTGTAAAGTATGGCACAACAAAAGCCAACTGCACAAGAAAAATCGGTGGCTTTCAAGTGCTGATTGATGACAACGAAAAAATCAGAAAAGGTTGGACACTTGGCAAAGCAATCAATCCAACTGAGAACTTGATTGAGCAGTTGTTTGAACTATTAGGTTAAGCGGGCGGCGGTTGCCGTCTCTAACCGTGGTTAGTCGTGACTAACCCTTGTCGCACATCGAACGTATGTTCGGTATTTTCCGAACAGACGAACACCTGTTCCACCTTATACCTGCGTTCCCGCATTAAAAAAGATCAAGAAAATCAATAAAACTGGTTAAAAAATATCATTGCTTTTGTTCTTCTTCTGTGCTATAATAAGTATAGAAAATGAAAGAGAGGTAAAAGGTATGAAAGAGTTTTTCGGGATTAAAGAGGGATACAAATTTGAGGCTAACGACATTGTAGCACTTTTAACAATAGCAAATGTAGTATTGATTATTATGGGCTTTTGGTGGGCACCAATGGTTGGACTTGTAAACTGTGTTGTAGGTATTATTTTAAATATCAAAAATCGCGTTCACATCAATTTATACATCATGCAGGTCGCATTTATAGTATTAAATATCTACTTTTTAACTTTATAAAAAAAATAAAAAAATACTTGACAAACGATAAATAATATGTTATAATAATTATAGAAAATGAAAGAGAGGTATTCACTATGAACAAATATCCTATTACATCAGTTATCATTATCGTGGCTTGCTTATTCTTTGGGATGGTAGCTTACAATGATGTTGCAAACTATTACACTATGAACGCCACAGTGTATGAGGTATCAGACAATATTATCACTTTTGAGGATACAACGGGCAACCTTTGGGATATTGACAGAACAACAAATGCCAAGAAGGGCGATGCTTATGAGTTGACATTCAATACAAATGGCACAGATGAAGAAAGAATTGATGATAAAATTACAAAAATTGTAAAAAAAGACTTGACAAATGAATAATAGTATGCTATAATAATTATAGAAAATGAAAGAGAGGTAAACAATATGATTACAAAAACTTACTACCTTGATAGAACAGCAAAGGGCTTTCGTCAGAGAATCGAGCACATCAAGAAAGCTATCCCTTGCTTTTATTCATCAAAGCCTGTGGAGATGGATTTTCTTGAGTGTAGTTTTCAGGTGCGACATGAGGACGTTCCCGCACTTGAGAGAATGATTGCTCCTCTTGTGTAAGAGGGGCGACCAAAAATTTTCAAAAAAGGCTTGACAAACCGCTTAAAAATGTGATAATATAAGAGTATAGAAAGGCGGTGGGGAATATGACAATAAGAGTACAAGTAATAATTAAAAAGACCAATGAATCAGGCGGAAGATACATAATCCCCGAAAATGAGTACGCTGCATTAAAAAACTACCTCGTTAAAAAACTTGCTGACGCTTTTGTTTTAGAAATACTAGGGCGGTCAAGTTTAGAGCCAGACGATTTTCGACCGTGGACTATAAAATAAATCCTTATATAACCTTTCCTTAGGGGGCAGATGTTAAATCTGCCCTTCATTTTTGGCGGCGCGCCCTCGGGCAATCTTGCGCCGCAATTTTTACTACATAATCTCTCTGCACATTTTGCGTTTCGGATTGTGTAGTAAATTTTTTTTAATTTTTTTCCCGAAACCCCCTTGACAAATGCTCGGCTATCTGTTATAATGGACTTAACAGAAAGGGAAAAGGCAAGGCGGATTTCCCCAACAAAGAGATAGTCGGCTATGGTATGCGAATAGGCAGTTGTCACTGACTTGACAAAGATAGTGGCGGTTGTTGAAAACTCACTCACCCGACGGAAACCTTGCCAAAGTAACACCTTAAAAAAATACTTGACAACTTAAAAAAATTATGTTATAATAATTATAGAAAGAGAGAAAAAATAAAATGGTTGATAAGAACAAGAAAAAGACAGAAGCAAAGAAAAATCGTGTGTGGTTTCCGATGAACACGGGAACACGCATACACAAGAGCAGGCGTGATTACAAGAGAATAAAAAGATGGGAGGCTGAATAATATGATGATTAGAATTAGCGGAATACCGAACACAAGCGGTGGATATTATGGACAAGGACAGAGTAATCAACAGCCCGCACCCGAAACGCATTTTTATACGCCCGAAGAACCAAAAGAAAAGGTTAAGGAAGATTTTGGTTTGACCCTCGATAAAGAAATTGAAAAACTGACGATAGATATTATTTTATAAAAAACCCTTGACAAAATGCGGAAGGCGTGGTATAATAAATATAGAAAATGAAAGAGAGGTAAACATTATGACAGAAAACGAAATCAAAGTATTAAAAATGAACTTGCTTGGCGGTATGCACAACTACATGATGCACGTAGTACAGGACGAGGACCTGCAAGAGGAATGGCTTATTGACGGAATAACTGATGAACCGAGTGAGGAAGACCTTGAGTTTATTGCGGAAGATCCTTTAGAGTTTGTGAGAGTTGCTCGTGTGTTCGGTAATCTTGTGTGGACTGACCATACACAAAATCAGATTTTATAAACCTCTTCTTTCTTAGGGCGGCAGACCAACCGCCCTAATTTTTAACAGATTCTAAAAATTAAATCTAAGTTTAATTTTTGGCGCGCCGCGAGCCTGCGCTGCGGCACGTTTTTCGGGATTGAACCTAGTTTTAACTTTTAATTTTTTCAAATTTTTTCAAAGAACCCCTTGACAAATATCCCAAAATGTGCTATACTTAGTATAGAAAGTTAAGGGAGGTACAAAAAATGCTTGAGAGTTTTCAGTATGGTACGCTTCGTGTAGTAAAAGACACAGAAATCACTATGTTCGACCGCTTACTTAATGCGCTGATATTTGGTGATGAATGGTACACCATTTATGTACTTGCGACAGGTGAACTTGTTGCGGTATTTGCTGGTGATGTTTCTACTATTGTAGATATAACTATTTGTTAAGAGGGTTCCGCTATGATAAAGATTATTTATAATTCAGATGACTATGTATGTGAGTTGTGGGAAGCAAGCACAAAACACCCTGACAGCGTTTTTCACTTCAAGGATTTCAAAAAATCTGATTTTGTAGAAAAAGATGAGTATAACATTTTTCAGTGGCTTTTGGAGATTGCTAGTAAAATGAATTTCCCATTCCATGCTCACGAAATAGCAAGTTATGCTATGAAAATCTATGGAAAGCCGATTGAAGATTTTGTAACTTTTTTATAAAAAGGTATTGACAAATAAGAGATAATGTGCTATAATAGACTTATCAAAAGAAAGAGAGGTATTCACTATGAGAGAGTTCTATGTTTTCGATGAGTATGGAGAGTGTATCGCAGTTCTTCACGATGAGGAGAGAGCGTCAAACCTTGCAGACAGTGTTGAAGGCTACTACTGTTCAGATGAAAATTGAAAGGAGATTTTACTATGCCGAGTTTTAGAATTAAATATCTTGAAGATGAAATGGACACAAACCAGGAAATTATAGAAGAAATTATCCCCGATGGAGAATTTAATTCTATTGAAGAAGTCCGTGAAAATTATGGGATTATTTATGAACTTGAAGAAATTAAAAATGAAGAAGAAGCAAAAGAAAAGGAAATAAATATCATTAAAAAAACAAATATCGAAAAAATAAAAGATGTTTTTGATATGCTTGATGTTGATTATGAAATTGTTTCCGACTATGAAATTAGAGTGATTTGTCCTGCGGAATGTCTACCTACTAAAAAATACTATGACCTTTGTGATAATAATAATAAAGGACAGTGTGAATTATTAAATGATGAAGATTTGGGGACAGTTACAGATGATGGTATGATTTATATTCTTGCAGATGATTATGGAGAATTAAGTTGGGTTACTTATACTCCTTATGAGTAGTAAAGAAGAATGTTGATTAAAAGGCGGTGTAAAAACCGCCTTTAATTTTTACCAAAAATTTTTGTTAAACTTAGGTTTAATTTTTGGCGGCGCGTCCTTGGACGCAAGCTTGCCGAAATTTCGCGAAACATTTCCTTCGCAAAAGTTTCGTAACTTTTTTGCTTTTTGTCAGAAAAATGCGAAATTTCCCGAAACTAACTTTCGTAAACTTTCGGGAAAACTGACACATTTTTGACACATTTTAGCGGTATAATATAATCAAAAAAAGGGAAGAGAACGGCAAGAAAAAAATAAAAAAAAATGAAAAAAAGTCTTGACAAACCCTTGCAAGTATGCTATAATAATTATAGAAAAAAGAAAGAGAGGTAGTAAAAATGGAAAAGGTTTTGGTATTCGATATGGACGGAACAATCGCTGACCTTTATGGTGTAGAGGGTTGGTTGGATATGCTTAGGGGCGAAGATGCTACGCCTTATGCAATCGCTAATCCGCTCTATGATATGGAGATGCTCAATGCAATCCTTGACATTTTCAAGGGAATGGGTTGGCGTATCGTTGTTACCACTTGGTTGGCTATGAACGCTTCCACAGAGTATGACCATAAGGTTAGAAACGCAAAAATCGAGTGGCTCGATAAAATGGGTTTTGAGTATGACGAAATCCACCTTGTAAAATACGGCACTACAAAAGCAAATTGCACACGCCGTCACGGTGGCTTTCAGGTTCTCATTGATGATAACGAAAAAATCCGAAAAGGTTGGACGCTCGGAGATACAATCGACCCGACCGAACGCCTGTTCGAGAAACTCCTTGACCTACTTGTGTAGGTCAAGGAAAAAGAAAGAGAGGTAAAAAATATGTATATTGCAATTATTATTTTTACTATTTTGTCAATTTTCAATGAAGAATATATTGAAGGAAATAATAAAAGAATTTGTTTAAACCTGTTTGCCATTATTGATTTGATACTTATAATAATTTATTTTTGAAAAAACACTTGACAAACAATGAAAACTGTGGTATAATAATTATAGAAAATAAAGAAAGAGAGGTAACAAACTATGAGGATGTTAGAAGCAAAAGAAACAAGAGTAATTACATTTGATTTTGAAAAAAACGGTATTGATGCAATAAAAAATTATTGGGATGGGGATTGGTGCGATGATGTCAAAACAGTGTTATCTTATTACAAAACTGACTATGAAACATTCAAAAATCGTATAATACGCGCTTTCAAAACGGATTTAAGGTGGTACTTAAACGATATTTCAGATTATCTTATAGCGGTTGCAGAGTTAGAAAAAGAAGATTTTTTCACTGATACAGATTATGAGTATTTTTATAATGAACTTAAAAAAGATTATATTAAAGAACTTGAGGAAAATATTAAGAATTGTAAAGCAAATATTGAGAGCAATAAAAAAAGTATAGAAACTTATAAAGAACTACTTGACAAATCAAAAAATTTGTGATATATAATAAAGAAAGAGAGGTAACAAACTATGAGAGCACTTGTTTACAAACTGAATGACGGAACTATTGTTAAGACTATGGCGGAGGCTAAGGCGTCAGGTCAGGCATACACCACACAGATGGAGGATATTAAAACTCCATTTAAGGACACTCCCGTGATGGCGAGAATCCGTAAGGGGCTTTTCGGGATTGACTAAAAATCAGAGCGGGCGACCGCTCTTTTTTATTGCTAAAAATTGGTTAAAAGCAGATTTAATTTTTGGCGGCACGCTTGTGGCTGCGCCACGCCGTAAATCAGGATTTAACTATTACTGCACATTTTTACTACACAAAATACTATCTTTCTTGTGTAGTAAAAAATCCGGAAATTAAATGTAGATTAAATTGTATTTTGACACATTTTTGACACAATTATTTATTATAATATACTTGTAAAAAAGAAAAGGAAAAAAATCTAAAACAAAAAAAATAAAAAAACTCTTGACAACTTAAAAAAAATATGCTATAATAAGTATAGAAAATAAAGAAAGAGAGGTATTCAAAATGAAAAACTATGTTTATCACACCAACGATGTTCACAACGCACTGATTAAGGCTGGTTATAAGCCGACACCAAAAAAGTTAAGAAAAAATAAAAAAAGCTCTTGACAAATTAAAAAAAATATGCTATAATGATTATAGAAAAGTTAAGAAAGTTGCAAGAACGAAATAATATTAAAAAAATTAAAAAAAAGACTTGACAAACTTTCAAAACTATGCTATAATAAATATGTAAACAAAAACAAAACAACAAAAGAAAGGTGGTATCCTATTATGACAAAAGTAACTATCGCAGACAAGTTTGATGCTATCAACGACCTTCTCGATGGCAAGGAGAGTATTCTCACAATTGACGAGGCAAAGGCTTTCATCGCAGACCGAAAAGAGAAGGCTATCAAGAAGTCGGGCAATCGCAAGCCGACCGCACAGCAGAAAGAGAACGAGGGATTTAAGGAGAGTATCCTTGATGTTCTCACTAGCGAGGGCAAGACCGTTTCAGAGATTATTGCTATGAGCGATGACCTGTCGGGTCTGACCAATCAGCGTGTTTCCGCACTCCTCCGTCAGCTTGTACTTGCTGGCAAGGTTGTTAAGACCAAAGAGGGTAAAAAGTCACTGTTCGCAATCGCAGAGTGATTGCAATAGCCGAGGGGCAAGGAAAACAAGACCTTGCCCCTAGACAAGGGGGTTATCATGACGAAAGCACAAAAAGAAGAAATTATCCGTGGCTACATGAAAAATCTGAAGATTAACCGAGCCGAAGCGGAACAGTTGTTTGAAGATGATGAAAATGATTTTATCACTGACGAGGGCGAAGAAATGCAGAAAAAAGCTCACGAGCAACGACGTTATGAGGCAACCGAAAACAATAAAAAGAAGCGCACCCCGAAAAAAGACGCTGAAAAGATGGAAATTATTACAACCATTTTTAATCTTTTGGCTAATAATACAGATTATCCCGACTTGACCATTAAAAATGTGCAACGGGAAATCACATTCGGGGATTATAGTTTAACCCTGATAAAACATCGGAAGCCAAAGGAGTAACTGAAAGGACTACTGTTGTAGTCCTTTTTTATTGGTAGAAATTAACTAAATCTAGATTTAATTTTTGGCGGGCGGCCTTCGGCCAAGCTTGCCCGAGTTTTACGTAACTAACTTCAGTTAGCTTTTTCTAATTCGAGTTAGTCTCAACTAACTCTAGTTAGGAAATCCTAAAACTAGTTAGGCGCAACTACCGGCGCCTGCACATTTTCGTAAAGTTTCGGAACAACTGACACATTTTTGACACATTTACTTGCTATAATATACTTGTAAAAAGGAAAAGGAAAGCACAAGAAAAAAATAAAAAAAATTGAAAAAAGTGCTTGACAAATGAAACAAACTATGCTATAATAAGTATAGAAAATGAAAGAGAGGTAAAAAACCTATGATTGACAAAAGAAAAAAGTATTTTTTGATGATTGATACCGAAACTTGTAATGGTATCGCAACAGAGGACGGACTTGACCTCACGCAATCGCTTGTATATGACATTGGTTGCGCTATTGTTGACAAGAAAGGCAACGTATATGAGGAACAGTCGTTCGTTATTGCTGAAACTTTTATCGGAATGAAAGATGTTATGCAGAGTGCCTACTACGCAAAGAAAATCCCAATGTATTGGGAAGATATAAAAAATGGCAAGCGTCAGTTAGTACAACTCCATACCGCAAGGACGATTATTCTTGATATGATGGAGCGTTATAATACAAAAATTGCGGTTGCCCATAATGCTGGTTTTGACCTTCGTGCCTTGAATAATACACAGAGATACATAAGCAAGTCAAAATACCGCTACTTTTTCCCATACGGCTTTGAGTGGTATGACACCTTGAAAATGGCTAGCGATATATATGGCAATCAGCCGAGTTACCGCAGATTTTGTGAGCGAAACGGCTATATGACCAAGCATAGAATACCGAGAGTCAGACTTACCGCAGAAATCTTACATAGATATTTATCGGGCAACAATGATTTTGAGGAAAGTCATACAGGTCTTGAGGACGTAAAAATCGAAAGTCAGATTTTTGCACAGTGTTTACGTCAGCATAAGCCAATGCGGAAAGCCCTTTACAATTAAGGGCTTCCGCAGAAAATAAAGGAGGATTTAACTATGATGAGAATAGTTGAAACAAAAGCTTATAAAGTTGAATTCACAACAGAAGATAGAAAAAAATTCAGAGAGGTTATCGAATTTCTTGATGATTTAGCGGATGAGATTGCCCCACGTCAAATAGAGGTCAAAGATCCTTACGGTGATGCAGAAATATGCACTCATTGGGATATAGATAGGGTCGTCGCTCTTTTGACAGGTCTCGAAGAAGATGATTATGTAATAATAAATTAAAAGCGGATTTAATATCCGCTTTTTTATTTGTCAAAAATTAGTTAAATCTAAATATAATTTTGGCGGCGCGCGATGGGTCGCCGCGCGTCGTTAAATCTAGATTTAACTATTACTGCACATTTTCTCTGCACAAATCTAGATTTAACTTTGTGTAGTAAATATCCCAAAATTAAATGTAAAATTAATTCTATTTTGACACAATTTTGACACAATTATTTGCTATAATTATACTTGTAAAAAAGAAAAGCGAAAAAACAAAATCAAAAAAAATAAAAAAAAATGCTTGACAAGTTAAAAAAAATATGCTATAATGATTATAGAAAATAAAGAGAAGGAAAAAATAAAAAAAGATTTCAAAAAAATAAAAAAAAATGCTTGACAAACTAAAAAAAATATGATATAATGATTATAGAAAGTTAAGGAAAAGCAACAAGCAAACAATTTCAAAAAAAAAGATTGAAAAAAATCTAAAAAGTGCTTGACAACATTCCAAAACTATGATATAATAACTATAGAAACAAAAACAAAACAAACGAAAGTGAGGTATCGTATTATGCAGAAGATGACAAACGCTATCAAGTTCGATGAGGTAATCAAGGCTCTCAAGGGAGAGAAGAGTGTGATGTCTGTAGACGAGATGGTTGAGTTCCTTGAGGGACGCAAGGCTCAGGCTACTAAGAAGTCAGACAACCGCAAGCCTACTGCTCAGCAGAAAGAGAATGAGGGGTTCAAGAAGAACATTCTCGACACTCTGACCACAGAGGGTAAGACTGTATCAGAGATTATCGCATCTAATGACGACCTTGCAGGTCTGACAAATCAGAGAGTATCAGCTCTTCTTCGTCAGCTTGTTCTCGCAGGTAAGGTCGTAAAGACTAAGGACGGCAAGAAATCCCTTTTCGCTGTCGCAGAGTGATAAGGGCATAAAAGTCGGGGCGTGGAATATAAGACCACGCCCCAATAAAAAGGGGGTTGAAAAATGAAATATAAATTGCCGAGTGGAAAAACTATCAATATAAAAGATAGTGTAATTAAACAGTATATGATTTCTCTTGATTTAACAGAGGAAGAAGCTATCCAAACATACCTCGAAGATGAGGGAGAGTTTGAGAATGAGGAACAGATTGCCCTTGATGAAAAGGCAAAACAGCTTTCTCACCCGGTTTATGATAGTGCGGAAAAAACCACAAAAAAGAAGAAAAAAAAGCCAACTATCAAAGTTTCTGATGAAAAAAAGATACTTTTTGACGATATTTTGGCAAGTTTGCCTTATCCGTCTGAAAATATCACAGTTCTAAAGGAAAATAAGCTGATACAGATAAAAATCAATGATAAAATCTTCAAAATAGACGTAATTCAGCAAAGACCTCCGAAAAAATAAGCCTTTTTCACTGAAAAACACGCATTTTTGCGTGTTTTTTTATTTATTTTAAATTTTATTAAACCTAAATTTAATTTTTGCGCGCCAATAGAATTTCAAAAGTTAAATGTCACTTTAACTTTTGGCGGCGCGACAATGGTCGCATCGCGCCGTATTTTTAAGAAGTCAAGTGTTTTTGAAAATTTTTTATGCGGGCAGCGGATATTCAGTTCATTTTGTTAAATCCTGAATTGATCGCGGCGCCAGCGCTCGTGATGGCGCCGAATTCCCCACCCTAGTCCCATATGCGATTTTTTCAAAACTTCTAGCCCCATATGGCATTTCGCCTATAAATCCCGAAACCCGATCATATGCTCTTCCCTAGGGCAGCGGGTCTGTTAAATCATGATTTAATTAAATCACGATTTAATTTTTTGTTAAAACACGATTTAATTTTTGCTCCCGCAAGTGAATTTGCCACGCAAAATTTTGCTCACGAACAAATACACGTTGGGGTATAACTTTAGGATAATTATATATGCTCACGTTCCTACACGCTTAATAAATTCGGAGAGAGAGAAAACTTGACATTTTCAAAAAATTATGTTATAATATATATATAAAGATAAGATAAAAGAATGATATATATTGCGGTGGGCTTGAAGCCCTCCTTTCCACACCGCATTATATTATATATATAACCAGGCAGCGGGGCCTCAACCTAGTGTGGGGACCCAGGCCGCTGCCGCACAAAAGGAGCAGATATGGACAAAGACGAATTAAAAAATAAAATGTGGGATTGCGCAAACCGCCATTTATCTGCTATGTATCTAGAGTTTGAAAATATTGGGGATCAAATTTTACCTCATACTTATATAAATAAACTAATGAAAAAAACTGATGAAGTAATCAGTGAATATATAAAATATATAACAGAACAAAAGAAAGGAGTCAGAAAATGACAAAAGATGAATTAGAAAAAGCACTTGCCGCATATTTGGATGATGTGGGCGCCGGTTATGAGGATGTGATCGAGAGTCTGACAAAGAGTGTCAAAGATTATTATGATAAGAGGGATGCTCGCCGTCAGGAGGCGAGAGCCGCCGCAATTGAGAGCTGCCGTGATGACCTCGTTATATCAATGGTAGATTATATGGAAGTTCTACTTGATACTTCATTTACCGACAATGAGTATAAGAACTATTGCGAAGAGATCGAAAATGCCGTAAAAGATGTCGAGGATGATCTGACTACACTTCTGAAGTTGGCAGTAGCGTCAAAGAAACCTAAGGAGACAAAGACTCCAGTTAAACATAGCTCAGATGACCAGATTCTGAGAGATTTTTTCAGTAAAATAGCAGAGTAAAGAACAAGAGAAAGAAGAAATTAGCGAGGCAGCGGGAGCTTGACCTCGCTAATTGTAGTGGGGAGATATAATAATAGATAAAGGAAAAGGAAGACGAATACGATAAAAGGAAAGGACTAGAAGTACGGGTCGCAGGAACAAACGCCACCTGGCATCATCTAGCCCCACCTAGTCACCCAACTACTATTCCTAGCCATTTAGCACCCTTATCTAGTACCATCTATCACTATCCACTCACCTAACGCCATTACCTACTACTATCTCTCCCATCCTTCCCGCTCACATCAGCTTACTAAGCAAACTAACCATCTTATTATCTACTTGTTGACCAAGAGCATCCTCTATAACAGTCTCATATCTACTATTATCATATATCTTCAACCCAACAAGAGCAGCAATACTTGCGGTATTCACAAAACATAGTATTAAAATTGCAGTCAGCATAATTATCTCCTTTTTATAATGAATATTTCAAAAAGTAATTCTTTTGGGAAATGCGTTAGCATTTCCCAATTTTTTTATATCTTCCCCAAAAGAAAGGATTAATGCGGGAACCCCGTCCTCAATAATTAAACATAGTATATCTAATATTCTATAAGTTATATATGTAGGAATAGAGATAAGACCATGTACTCTACGTTTACTGCCTCCCACATATTTCTTTAATTCTTTAATATCTTCTTCAGGCATAACCTACTCCTTTCTGCGCCCCAATCTGCCATAAGAATAGATTTGTCACGAAGTGACGAATCTATTCGTCTATCTATTCAAGATCTCTATATATTATATATTTCTATATTACTCGGGTGGAAAAAATCTATTGTAATTTTACCCCACAGTGGAAAAATTTTTTACACTGGAGTGGAAAATCCTTATCTTTCATTTACTTTCCACTGGAGTGGAAACTTATATTTTTACTTACTTTTTACACTGTAGTGTAAAATTACACCCGAGTGGAAAGTAGATTTTTATTTACTTTTTTACACCTGAGTGGAAAATTACACCACAGTGGAATTTTATCCTACAATGGAATTTTCCACTGGAGTGTAAAAATTAGAAATTAAAGGTATTTACTTTTTCCACCTGAATGGAATTTTCCACTGGAGTGTAAAGTGGATTTTTTTCTACTTTTTCCACTGGAGTGTAATTTTCCACTACAGTGGAATCCTTATCTTCTATATAAGGACTAGTATAAAATTCATATTTATTTTTACCCACTTGCCGCAAATACCCCTGTTCAACTAAAAAATCAAAGCATTTATAATAATTACTTTGTTTAACACCAATAGCGTTCTCAACTGCAACTTTACTTAAAGCTAAATTAAACCCTATTTCATTTGCGGCAAGGTATAAATATAATTTAAATGCGGCACCTTTATCTCCACATATTTTTGCGGCTTGCATCCATTCATTATTCTTTATCTGTAAGAAATTATCTTTACAAGGTGTTTTCTTAATTACAATAATATTTTGATTAGGAACGGTTTTCATAATAAGCCCCTCCCTTCATCAACAATAGCATCAAATGCTTTATTAAATGCGGGAGTTGCTTCATAAACCCAACAATTATACTTATCATTCTTAGGATTTGGCATAACTTTTAAATATTCAAATCCTCTTAGTTGTAATTGTGTATGTATCTTTAAAGAATACACAATTTTAATTTGCTCTTTATTTTGCTTTAAATTCATTAATTCCTCCTTAATAACCCCTTTCTTTGAGGTAATAATCTAAATTAATTAGATTATCTTCAGAAAGAGATCTTTCTCCGCTAGTAAAACTATAAAATGTACTAGCATTAATGTTAAGTATACCAGCAATATACTTATAACTTACTCCTTCTTCTTGATGAAATGTGTTAATTCTTTTTCTTATTTCATCTACATTCATTATAAATTAAACCTCCTTTGCGATGCGATTTTTTCCTCGCATACTTATATAAAAAATAAAAGTGGATCATTTACCTTGCTTGACCAACTTTTATGAACAAATTTTAAGAAAATCGACTTTGCTCGTATATTTTCGTTAATATTTTCTGCCCTCCGAATAGTGATTTTTATCCATTTTTTCCTTTTCTAAATAAACCTTTTCCCTTATATAAATATTATATCAAAAAATTTAGTAGTTGTCAACTTTTATCCCACCTCCCGCAGAAACCTTGACAACTAAAAAAAATTATGATATAATATTTATAGAATAATAGAGAAAGGGAAAATTGTAATATGAAAAACTATACAGTAATATCGCAAACATCAAAATATGGCGGGTGCCAGTGGCAAACTACAATATGTTTTGATGATAATTACACAACAGAGATGATCGAGAAGTTCTTGAAAGATAGAAGCTATAATCACGCAAGGCATGAAGCTAATCGTAGATATGAACAAATTAAAAATGAATATAGTTTAACAAAAGAAGAGTTTGTTAGGTGCTTTTTAAACTCTTTGCATATGGTAATTAAGGAGGGTAATTAAATGTCGCTTGCGGGAATGATATTAACAATGCTTGGTGGTTTGATCTGTACATTTTGTATAATTGCTTTAATTTATATAGATTGTACTTGGAAATCTTTTTTGAGAATGGACAAGTCTTTTTATATAATTCTCATGGGAGTAGGGTGTGTTTGTTTAGTTATTGTAACGTTATTTGATTTTTCAAAAATGACGGTATTTAATGCTTTAATATGGATGATGAGTTTAATACTTTGGACTGAAACAAAATAGCGGGAACCCGCATCTCCAGATAAAACAAGGCAGAAGGTAGGTTTATCTTCTGCCTTGACTTTTTATAAAAATTATGATATAATATATATAGAAAATAAAAAGGAGAATAAAGTAAAATGATAACTTTAGATGAGATTAAAAAGATTTCTTTTCCAGAACATTTTGGAGTTACAGATGATGATGATACTTTGGACTATGTTCCTGAAGAACTTCAAAGAGAGCAGTATACTTATGGTATGTCTAAATTTGTCATTTTTTTGAATGAATCCGAAGTTATTAAGATCCCTTTTAATGGTTTTTTTGAATATTACGACGATGGTATAGAAGAAGGTCATACCTTTAGTCCTTTTTTTACGGAAGATTATTGTGCATTAGAAGAAAATATATATTATGAAGCAGAAGAGGAAGGTATCGAGGAGTTTTTTGCTAAAACAGAATACATTGGACAGGCGGATTGTGGAACTTTAATTTATAAATCAGAGAGGGTTCTTCCTTATTATTGTGAAAATACTTTAGAAATAAGGGAAAAAGTACCTAGTAATGAAGCAAAAAATAGTGCTGATAAAGCAAATACTCCGCTTCCGTTTGATTGGTTAGCAAGAGCCTATGACTATTATGGAGAAGAAAAAGTAAAGCATCTAATTGATTTTATTAACGATCATGATTTACACGATTTCCATGATGATAATGTGGGTTTTAGAGAGAATGGTGCTCCGGTTTTGTTAGACTATTCTGACTATCATGCATAAACGGGAGGTGGTTATATGAATAAATATTATAAGGAAATAGATAAGGTACTTAAATCTTATGAAAAACATAAGCCTTATCATGATCGAGATATTGATTGGGCAGCCAACCGCATTGATTGGGCTTATCATTGGCATAAAATATCAGAAAAAGAAATGGAAGAATTAGCAGATCGTGCTACAAAAATTTTTGAAGAAGGACTTTTTTAAGGAGAGGGGTAGTATAATATGACAAGAGAAGAAGCAACAATAGTAGATATGGCAACTAAAATATTAGAGCAAGAGTCTGAGCTCGACAAGATAAGAGCCGAGATACATCAGGACAAGGAGCGAATATATCAGCAGCTAAAGGTGGCTATCGACAAGTACACCGCAGAAAGTGAGGATAAATAATGAAAATAACACAAACATTAGAGTTAAGTGAAAAAGAGCGTAAAGTTATTGAAGACTTTATATACTTAATGGACAATATTACAAAAATTATACCCGGTAAATCAATAGTTGATTTAGCTGAATATTTTTGCGCTAACGCAGGATATTACGATGGAGTATGGGAAATTGATGCTTTACATCAGATTAATGAAATGTAGTAGAAAGTGAGGTAAAAGAATGAAAAGAATAACTTTTAGATTTAAAGATATAGCTTCACACGGAGCATGGAGAACTCAGTCATGCTTCGTTGAAAGTGTTGAAGAATGTAAGCGTATTTATGGATTAGACACTGATCCTACTATCTATGAATATGAAATCATAGAAGTGCGGGAGGTGGGCTAAATGAGAATACAAACAGAAAAGCGTAAAAAGAAAGAACCAAAATGTATATACTGCCGAGAACTTAAAAAAGAAAGATATAGAGTAATGGTCAGTGAAGTATCTGTGGAAAGTGGATACTATTATTGGCGTTGCCCTATACATTTTTGCCCTTATTGTGGCAAGAAGGTTAAGGGTGCAAAACTTGGATAAAACAAAAGAAGGATGATTAAGGAGGTATAGAGATGGATAAAAGTAATATCGGAGATAGAATGAAAGCGTATGAAGTGGTAAGTAAAGGACGTCTGATGAAAAGAACTCCGGTTGCCATTAGATTAGATGGCTGTCACTTCCACACCTTCCTTAAAGGGTGGATTAAACCATTTGATCCTTTTGTTCAGCGAGCGATGGAATATACAACTTTGATGCTTTGTAATAATATTCAAGGCTGTGTATTTGGTTATACACAATCAGATGAGATTACTTTAATTCTTTGTGATTATCAAACACTTGAAACAGAGGCTTGGTTTGATAATGAAATACAGAAAATCTGTTCTGTATCTGCTTCAATGGCTTCAATGTACTTTAATAAATTCCTGAGTGAGAACATTGATTGCTATATAACTGCTATGGAAAAAGATAGAGAGTATCAGTTAAAGTATGATATGAGTGTTGTTCAGTGGGATAAATATGTTATTAATATTAGACGGAAGGTAGGTACTGGAGCTTATTTTGATGCAAGATGTTTTAATATACCAAAAGAAGAAGTAACTAATTTGGTATATTGGCGGCAGTTGGATTGTATGCGGAATTCAGTATTATCCGTAGGTCAAGCTAATTTTACTCCTGCTTTTCTTCATGGTCGTTCTTGTAAGGAGATTAAAGAGGATCTTCGTATGCGGGATTGTTGTAAAAACTGGGAAGATTATAGTGAGAAAGAAAAATATGGAACTATGGTCTATAAGAATTCTGAAGGAAAATGGGTATCAAGTGGCGCTCCGATTTTTAAGGGAGAAGATAGAGAGTTTATTGAAGTAAGAATAAACTTTGACTAATATCATTTGCTCTCCTTGACTTTTTATAAAAAATATGTTATAATATATATAGAAAGTTAAAGGAGGGCAAAAATAATGGATATTGTTGAAGGAATTAAACAAATTACAACAGTTTTGAATGATTATTTAAAGCCATTTGGACTTGTTGCAGAAATGGATTATGAATTTGCTTATTATTGGGAAAGTGATTTAATCACTTTTTCTTTGCTTGATATTCCTGAAGCAAGTAATCTTTTTTTATTAGATGCGGAAAGCCGTTTCCCGCAGATAAAAGCACCCTTCTTTATTTGGGCTTTACATCACGAGATAGGTCATAATTGCACTTATGATGATCTTAGTGAAGAAGATATTGCAGAAAGCTATGCTATTAAGAATAAAATTCTTAAAGCTAAAGAGCATAGTGATGATGATAAAATGTTATATTATACTTGCCCAGATGAATATGCGGCAACAGAATGGGCAGGCAATTATATTATGACACATCAAGAAAGAATTGCTAAAATGTGGAATGTTGTTTCTGATATTATTAGGCAGTTAAAAGAGTCATATGATAATGAAGAAAGGAGCTGATCGTAATGAGCACAGATATTCATATGTTTATTGTAAGAAAGGATAAAAAACCTGAAAGAATTTTTGAAGGTGTAAGAGATTACGAGTGGTTTGATGATATTAGTGGTAATGGTTATCATGATGAATATGAAAAACTTCCTATTTGCAGTGGTATCTCTCCTCTCTCAGATGAAAATATCAAAGATGACTATAAAAATTGCAGGGAGAAAATACTTTATGGTTTTTACTATTTTAATGTAGGAGAGTTTAGAGAGTGGTTTAGAAAATGCAGACCTAATATAAAAGCGGGTTGGGTTACTACTTATGATAATTGGAGAATTAAGAATAACAAGTGGTTCCCTGATGAAGATGATCTTTCACACGTTATGCTTTCTGACGTTCAACCTGATGATCAGTTCTTCATTGAATATGAAGATCCGTATGATATGTCAGCTCGTCTTTATTATCTGCTGGGTGATAATAAAATTACTGATGACGCAGATATTACATATTATTTTGATAATTGATTAAAGGGCGGGGCTCATGCTCCGCCCTTGACATATTAAAAAAAATATGTTATAATATATATAGAAAATAAAAAAGAAAGGTTGTGATATAATATGATAAGAGATAAGTTCCCAGATCCAAAACGAGAGTTGAATATCCGAACCGGTGCAAGAGAAGCTGATATAATAAAGATGTATTTAGATGTACTTAAAGTTAAGTATAAGATTAGTTATCTTAAGTCGGATAGAAACATATGGATAAAAGATCTAAATGGAGTAGATATAGGAACTATTAATGCTTTTTTGGAAGCTCTTAATTCAGTTGAGCGAGAAGTTTGCCATATGAAAGATATGGAAGTTCTGCGAAACAAGAAAAAACATTGGTGGAATAAATAAGAGAAAAGGAGGCGAGAACAAATGACCGAACTTATGACTGCTGACAGCTATAAGAATTGGGAAAGAATAGCAGAGCCTTATGAAGTTGATGGCAAGCTTTACACTGATGTTAAATGCTCTTGTGACAGATGTTCACATGGTATTTATGCTATTGGCGTCAATAATGGCAAAATTGTTCCGCATCCAAATGCAAATGGGGTTTGTTTTAAATGTGGCGGGAAGGGGTATATTATAAAGAATAAAGTGCGTCTTTATACTCCGGAAGAATATGAGAAAAGCAAAAGATACCAAGAGAATGCAAGAAAACGCAAAGCAGAGAAACGGGAAGCGGAAATGCTTAAAACTGCAAATGCTCGTAAATCCGAATGGCTCGAAAAAAATGGCTTTTCTGCGGAAGGTGAAACATATATTATTACTGGAGATAGTTATTCAATAAAAAATGAATTGAAAGATGCGGGTTGGTGTTATTCACCCCAGTTTCTTTGGCATAAAGCTGATCCCGCAGGTTATGAAGATAGAGTTATAAAACTTAATCTTGATGAGATTGGAACATGGACAACTTATGGACAGATTGTCTTTAATGAAGATGCTTCAATTCTTATTAAAAATAGATTAGAAGCAGCGCTCCCGCCATCTACTTCAGAATGGATTGAAGGAGATCGTCTTGTAGAAGAAAAAGTTACTTTTGTTTCTAAATCAGGTTTTGATGGATATTATGGTTATACGAATATTTATAATTTTAAGACAGAAGAAGGAAATAAAGTAGTATGGTTTTCTTCTACTATACAAGATATTGAGGTAGGTAAATCTTATTATCTTTCTGGAAAGATTAAAGAAAGAAAAACTTTTAAGAACGAAAAAATAACTGTTGTTACAAGATGCAAGATACAGTAAAAGGAGAAAATGAATGATACCGATTAATATGGGAAATGGAAATACAATATGGTTACCAATGGCACATCACGCTAGTGAAGCTGCGGAATGTAGTGAACCTGCTCCTGAATGGCTTGTTATAGCGACACTTATATTAGCGGGAATAGCGGTACTTATTTTTATTGGTTTTGTTATTTGGCTGATTGTTGATTATTTTAAGAATTAAGTATAAAAATGGGAGTAAATGGATGGTTATCTCCAAGTGGGATATTTTTTCCTTGTAATCAATATGAACATAGTTCAGGTGCAGGGACGGGTTTAACTGAATTAGAATTAGAGTTACGAGGATATGTAAAAATTTTTAATGATGATTATTATAGGGCTTATGGTCAATTAACTACGTGGCAAGAAGATAAACTAGAACAGCTAGGAATAGAGGTGATTAGATAATGGATTATAGAGTTCTTTTCTATGTTCTTTGTATAGTTTGTATATGTGTTATCGCAAATATATATTTTGGTAACAAGCCTCCTAAATATTAAACTGGATAAAAAAGTTTCCCTTTGACAACTTAAAAAAATATGATATAATATTTATAGAAAATAAAAAAAGGAGCGAAAAATTATGACATTGGAAGAATTTTGCTCAATATTTGAAACTTGTACTAAAATAACAATTTGGCATGAACAAGATGAAATGGACGCAATATTTGAAGGCAGTATTTTTGATGTGCCTTTTGGTTGGTTAAAATGCGAAATTGTTAAACCTAATAATGACTTTGATGGCAACTATATCTCTAAAGATGCCGGATTAGTTATAATGATCAGAGGCTAGCGGAAGCCAGCCTTTAAAAGTGCCAGTAGCTCAACTGGATAGAGCAACGGTTTTCTTAGTTGAATTTATTTATGTTAAACACTAAACAAATAGGAAATCTAACAGAACTTCAATGTTTAGCCGCTTTTACAAAGTTAGGTTATATTGTCTCAATCCCTTATGGAGATTGTGCTCGATATGATTTTATTGTTGATATAAATAATCATTTGTATCGTATTCAATGTAAAACTTCTTCTATGAAAGAAGAAGGAGTATATAATTTTTCTTGTAGAAGCACTGCTGCGAATCAAACACGCGTGGCAACTCGTAGTTATTCAGAAGAAGAAATTGATTTCTTTGCTACAATTATCAATGAACAATGTTATATTGTTCCTATTAACGAAACAGGGGGACGTGATAAAACTTTACGTTTTGTCCCTACAAAAAATGGTCAGAAAGTTGGTGTTTCATTTGCCAAAGATTATGAAATTGAAACCCAAGTGGCTAAATTATTGAAGGAATAAACATTGACTAAGAAAACCGTGGGTCAGGAGTTCGAATCCCTTCTGGCACGTTTATTATAAAATAAAGAATTGGAGGTTAAAATGGATTACTTGCAGATATTGAAAGGATCTGATTATGATTTTCTAAGGACGGATCCGCATCTTGGGAATAATATTATGTTCCTTACATTAGGTGGTTCACACGCCTATGGAACAAATGTTGAAGGCTCTGATTTGGATATTAGAGGCTGTGCTTTTAATACAAAAGAAGAACTATTATTACAGAACCCATTTGAGCAAGTAATTAACAAGGCTACTGATACAACTATTTATGGGTTTAATAAACTCATTAAGTTGTTGACTAATTGCAATCCTAATGTAATTGAGCTATTGGGATTACCGGAGGAATATTATTTTCATTTAACTCAGTTAGGTAAAATGATGCTTGATAACAGGGATATGTTCCTTTCAAAACGGGCTGTGCAGACTTTTGGGGGATACGCATATGCCCAGCTTAGACGCCTTGATAATAAAGCAGTACGCAGAACCTCACAGGCTGATTATGAACAGCATATTTTGAATAGTATCAATACTGCGAAGGACTCTTTTAAGGAAAGATACTTGAGTTTTGATGATAACCTTAAACTCTATCTTGGGGAGAGTCTTGAAACAAAAGAAGAAAAGGATATTTTTATGGATATAACTCTAAAACATTATCCTTTGAATGATTATCTTGGGCTTTGGTCTGAGATGAAAGATATTGCTCGTGCTTATGAAAAGAACAAGAGCAAAAGAAATGAATATGCGGCAAGTCATGGTAAGCTAGGTAAACATATGATGCACCTAATTAGATTATATCTAATGTGTATTGATATTCTGTGGGATGGGCAAATCATCACCCGCCGAGATAAAGAGCATGACCTTTTAATGAGTATCAGAAATGGCAAGTATCTTGACGAAAATGATCAGCCTACTAAAGAATTCTTTGAAATGGTAGAGCATTATCAGAATGAAATGCGGGAGGCGGAGGAACATTCACCGCTACCTAAAGAGCCTGATATAAAAAGAATTCAAGAGTTTCAGAAAATGGTTAATGAAGAAGTCATTACCGAGAAACCATCTTATACGAAACCGCAGGTTTATTCTTTATGTCCGTCGTGTGGAGGATTAGCAACATTTAATCCATTTTTTAGGCAATATGTCTGCGAAAAGTGTGAAAAGTATTATAATCCCGAAGAAATAAAGATTAAAAATAATGTGGTTGCATCTATAATTTGAGGTTACTATTAGAGTAACCTCAAATTTTTTATCCCCCTTTGACAACTTAAAAAAAATATGTTATAATATATATAGAAAATAAAAAAGGAGATGATGATAATGGAAAAAGAAAAAATGATTAGAGTGTACAGATTTCAATACACTATTTGGAGTGATATAGATAATAAATGGGAAGTCCGAAAGGGGTATGTATCGGCATATTCTTTGGGAGATGCTGTTACTCGTCTTGATTCAATTAATAGAATAGGTGATAATGAAGCAAGCGAAATTGAAAGTATTGATATGCTTTATGAAATAGATTGCTATGATGATGCGATACTTTTTGATGAAACTATTGAAGAAACAGAGAAAGCTGAAAAAAAGAGCGGAAAGGAGTAAAATATGCCATATTATCTTTATTGGGCTCATAATGCGGGAGGTACAGAAATTCATTTTATGAGTGAAAAATTTTATGATATAGGAACCGCTGTTTTTTATAAAAATGAGGAAATAACAATAGACGACTATGCAGTTGAATATGATATGTCAGTATTTTAAATAAAAGGCGGTGATGTAGATGTTTGGAGATATAGGTTTGTATGACGTAGTTGGAGTAGGAGATTCTGCTATGTCTAATTTTATTATGAATAGCGCAGAATTAACTGATCAACTAATTGAAGATTTTGAAGAATTAATGCGTCAAGGCTATGATCCGGACGAAGTTAAATATGAGGTATTTGCAGGAAGAGGGGTAAGCACTGATGATTTAACTGATTTAGATAAGGAAAGATTAAAAGAAACTGTAATATCATATTGGGAGGCTCTTTAATGATTGATCTTTATAAAGGATTACCCGAAATAGAAAAAACTCGCTTAACTAATTATATTAATAGATGGGGTGTAAGAGAAGGTTTTATAGGCATAGATAAATGGCTTGAAGATTGGAGTCATGCAAATCAAAAACTTTATAAGTTACTTGGTAATCAATTTGTTTATACGCAAGATATAACTTATGAGAGAAATAAAAATGAGTTGAAAAAAGATATTGAGAATATAGATAGTGATTTTCCTTCTTTATGGAGAGATTTCATAAACTTTTTATACCATTATGATGAGTATAAAACCTTAAAAGAAGAGAAAAAAAGAATGTATTTTTGGACTAAAGAGGGAACTTATTTCAAGAATAATAATACTCAATTTCTTTTTCATAGTTTTTTATATGCAGAAACTTTAGTAGAAGGCGTTGTTATGCCTCTTGATACTGTTATAAAAGAACGAAAAGATGGCGCCGCCCGCGAATATCGTATGCAGGGAGGATGTAAAATCTTTCGTGCTATTACTCAAACATTAAAATATTATAAAGATGAGTTAGAGGAGTTTAGAAAGATATGGAATAAGGAGGCGGAAATTGCTGGTAATAAAGGCGTTGATGATATATTCGCTGAATTAGAGAAGTATAGAGTGCAGTATTCTATTGTAACTAACAATAGACGTATAACTGGAAAACTTCATATAAGTATTAATCCTATAGATTATTTAACTATGAGTGACAATGCATCTAAATGGAGTTCTTGTATGTCATGGACAGATGCGGGATGCTATAGGGTTGGTACAATTGAGATGATGAATTCTAACAATGTTTTATGTTGTTATATGACAAAAGGTAAGGATAAAGGATATGATTTCTTCTATAGAGATCCTTTTTATATAAATGAAGATGAAGAGGAGGATAGTAAAGATAGGAATATAGAAGAATGGACTTGTCCTGATAAGAAATGGAGACAATTATTCTATATAACTAAAGATATTATTGTTAATGGTAAACCGTATCCATTTGCAAATCCTGATATAAGTAAAATTGTATTAAAGATTATAAAAGATTTAGCAAAGAAAAATCTTAATTGGGAATATGATTTTGGTCCAGAGCGTTATTTAGATATGAAATATTTACATAGCGATTATGCTATGGAAAGAGCAAAAAGTTATAGGAAATACAGCCCTCGGAAGAAGAATATTATTTTTGATTCCAAAGGTATGTATAATGATATGATTGCTGATAAAAATACTGAATATTGGTGTTATAGAAATAAAGTAGACAAGCCAAAAATAATCAGTTACTCGGGAAAAGCTAAATGTTTATGTTGTAAAAAGCCTATAATACATTTAAATTTAGATTTAGAATATGACGATGGAGATTTTGACTCATATCACGATAAATATTTAAATTGCGATAATGTGATATGTGAGGATTGTGCTAGCACAAAGTATACTTGTGATGCTTGTGAATCCATAACAACTTTAGACAAGTTTGTTGATGTCGCAGGTTGTCATTTATGTGAGTCGTGTTATGAGGATAAGGTGAAGATATGCCCTGGATGCGGGAAGCCGTTTTTAATTCCATATTTTGATGATATATATTGTTTTAAAAGATTTGATACTGCTATTGAGGATTTATCAATAGGAGATTATGAATATGTTAGTCTTAGTAATCTTGATCAAGCAAAGTTAGTGCCTTTTTATTGTTGTAAACAATGTTTAGTAAAAATGGAAGAAAAAATTGGTTTTGAAGACTGGCGACCAAAAACATATGCTTTTTTAAGGGCAAAACATGTAAGTAAAAAGGGATATGACTTCGGTGATCCTAAAATAGCAAAATATTTTCTTTGGAATTTAAAAAGATATATAAAAGAATAGAAAAAAATTTGACTTTTTAAAAAAATTATGGTATAATATATATAGAAAATAAAGAAAGAGATAAAAACAAAAAGTAAAAAAACTATTAACTACAACAAACAAAACAAAAGGAGAGAAAAAATGACAAACACAAAACTTACAAAGAAAGACATTCTTGTTGCAATCAAAACAATCGGCGAGCTTGCTGGAGAGACCGGTTGGGTTATTGAGAAGAATGGAGCAGAAATTGAGGTAACAGGAGAAGATCTGATTGATTACGCTAACACAACGATCGAGCAGTTGGATCGCAAGGCAGATCGTGCTAAGGAGCGTGCTCAGAAGGCTAAGGCAGCAGGAGATGAGCTTAGAGCTAAGGTTGCTGCGGTTCTTACCGATGAGTATCAGACTATCGCTAAGATTGCTGAGCAGGTAGATGTTGAGGACATTACTCCAGCTAAGGTAACTGCAAGACTTACTCAGCTTGTTAAGGCTGGAGAGGCTCATAAGACTAAGGTTAAGACTGCTGATGGTCGTAAGATCAATGCTTATGCGGCAGGTCCTGCACCGGAAGTTGATGACGCAACTGAGGAGTAATTAAAATAAAACAACAAAAGTCAGATAAGGTGCTTAGGCATCTTATCTACTTTTGCTATAAACAAGGAGTTGACGCTTATGAAATATGCTATATCATACAATGCGAATTTTAGATATATAAAAGATGTAGATGAAATAATTTTATATTGGTCTACAAAAGATGATATTGTAGATTATGTTGAATCTACATTTGAACAAAATCAACGAATTATTATTTCTTTTATGGAGCAAGATACTACTTATATTATGGAGAAACTTTATCCTATAATGATGAAGTTTAAGAGAGTTCATAATAATGTATCAGTTCGTTTTGATGGATTTATTCCGGAAAATGATGTTCTAGTTAATTTTGAAGAAAATGATATACGTTACTTTTTTGATCAGCATTGTTCTTGCTGGGATGCTCTTTACGGATTGACTTTATTAGGGGCAAGCGATGTGTATGTAACAGAAGAAATGTGTTTTGATTTG